CAAACATATGCAAGCGTCCTGGGACTTTAGCTTGAACATCATTGAAGATGATGTGTCATTTATGGACCTCTCTCAATGCTTCTCTGGTTTGTCATGTGTTGCAACTGAGATTGTCTCCTGTTTTGATAGTCCTCCAGCGCATGTCTTCAAATTGCTTGTCGCTCAAATAACATTGAACATCAAAACACCTGAAATTACAGCAAATCTTGGCCAACACAATGCCTCAGGTGTCCCCACGACAACCATTTCCAATAGTCTAGTGTGCATTTTGTCTCGTGTGTTTGCCCTCGCTTTTGTCATCCTACAGATCCCCCTCTCTTCCACTTCGTTTCAAAAATATTTAGAAATATTTCCCTTAGTTATACAATCTATAATGATGTCCGTTAGTGGTGACGATGGTTATATGACTATTCGTGACTCTATATACCCATATCGGTTTAATAGTCCTAGGTTTTTAGAACTATATTCTAAGGGTTTTTCTTTGTGTGGATTAGATGTTGGTGCTTCTAAGATCCGTACCTTTGATGAAATTAACTGGCGTTTGGGCACATTTCTTGCTATGAGACCATACTATACTACAAGTGGATACTGTCTTGGGCCGGAGTTAGCAAGGCGGCTTTCAACTGCTTTCTGGAAGTTGGATTCAAGTCTTCACCCTATAACGTGGCTCAGTAGTGTTGCGTATTCCCTGTCTATCGCCGCACCTTATGTACCAATTTTGCGTGATATAGTCTCAATGGTCCTTCGTGTCGTCCCTAATCTAAAGCAAAAGATTGACTTGTGTGACGAGTTTTCAATCTTTCACAACTGGAGTGTCGAAGCTGACTTCCACCCCCAATCGGTTGTTGAAATGGCTCAGGATTATCAGTTTCCATTGGAATTATATTACGATTTTAAAACAATGTGTGACCGTTGTCAAACTCCTTTTGTACATTTGAACCATCCAATTTTCTCTTATATCGCTAAAATGCAATAAAATTTTTATTTCATACTTTCTGAATTGTCTGCTAGCCAACACCCATGTCTCAAACTCTCGTTATGGTTAAATCCAACAAGAAACAGCGGCGTCGCCAAAATCGACCAACCCAAGTTTTGCGTATCAATAATTCACCTGTCAAGCC